GATATTAAAGGAAATAGGATTGATGTTCTTGTTGGATCTGAATCAATTGCAAAAGATTTTGGCCGGAAAAATGTTAAAGTAACAGTTCTTAAAAAAGGGAGATGATTTATTGCCGAAGTACTGGTCTTATGACATTAATGATGAAGTTGAGGTCAACAGTAACGCCAAATATGGAATGCCATCGTATGTTGGGCTTAAAGGTATTATTATTGATCGAATAAACAGTTGGCAATATGATTACGATGTTCTTCATTTCACTAATGGAGAGGTTGGAAGATACAAAGAGTCGGAACTGAATTTAATACATAAAGCGAGTGATACATATTGAAGCTTAACCAAAAGGCATACGTAGATGAAATGGGAACTGGGGTTATTTCATACATAGATCATGAAAACAAAATAGCTGGAATTGATTTTGATGGAATTGGGTATGAGGAATATGACTTTGATGAAATTATTTTGTACTAATTAAAAGGATGTGTGTTTAGTGTACAAGGTTGATGAGAAAGTCATTGTTAACCATTCCGGCGAAAGAGCTACTGTAAAAACAGTGGATGAACGATATCATCAAGTAGAAGTTCAATATGAAGATGGATCTTATGAGGTAGAGGTATTGGGATTCCATAAAGTTCGAAAGGAGGTGGATTAATGCTGATAATTTTAGAGGGAGCAAGAGGGACTGGAAAATCTTCAGTAGCTTATAAACTTAGGCAGCGGCTGAAGCATAGTACATTGATTAATCCAACAGGTTTCCACGAAGATGGTGAAGTTGGGCTTAAGAAAATATCTAATTATTATGATGGCATGTTTGAGCTCTTTCACAAATGGAAGTCAAAGATGAGTGGCTACACAACGATATTAGATCGTTTCTTCCCAACAGAAATGGTGTTCTCATCCCTATATAAAGAATATGATTTTCATCAAAAATTTAAGAGTCTGTGTAAGCTGCTACCAACGCTTGATGATGAAATCTACATTTTCTTTTTTACGGTATCCGATAAGGATGTGCTTAAAGAAAGATTGAAAAGAGATAAGGTTCCGTTTGCTCAAGTGGAGGAAAGTGTGGAGGAATCATTAAAACAGCAGGATTCTTATTATAAATACATAGATGAATTAAAAAGATATATTGATTGGGACTGCAAGGGAAGTTTGAAGTTGATTGGAATTGATACTGCTCATATGAATCAAGACGAGGTTGTTGATTTCGTTTTTAGACAAATTCAAAACGTTTCAGAAGGACTATGGTGAGTCAGGAGGAGAAAAAGCAGCTTCTAATTTTAGAAATGAAAAGAGACAGCCTTACTTTTGAGAAAACAATTGTATAAAATATCTCTTTTAAAGAGAAAAAGGACGTGAAGAGAAATAGATTACAAGATTCTAAACAAGATACATAACTATGATTGCATTCAGTTTATGAAAGAGTACATAGATAGCTGCTCCATTGATCTAACAGTTACTTCTCCTCCTTATGATGATTTAAGAAATTACAATGGCTATTCATTTAATTTCGAAAAAACTGCTGAAGAGTTGTACAGAATCACAAAAAAGGGCGGAGTGGTCGTTTGGGTTGTTGGAGACAAAACACACAAAGGGTCGGAGTCAGGGACAAGTTTTAAACAGGCTCTATTCTTTAAAGAAATTGGCTTTAATCTGCACGATACAATGATTTATCGAAAAGAAAATCCGCTGCCTCAAAACCATAACAGGTATGAACAAGAGTTTGAATATATGTTCGTTTTTTCTAAAGGAAAACCAAACGTGTTTAATCCAAAAAAAGAACCTTGTCGAACCGCGGGAATGAAATATGATTATTCTAAAAGAGGTGGAGTAGCTTCTATTGAGGAATGCAATCCCGCGGTAAGAAGAAAATCAGTATGCTTAGTTACTAAGGATGAAAAGACTAAGGGGAATATTTGGAGTTATTTAGTTGGTATGCATAAGAGCACTAGTGACAAAATAGCTTTTCAACATCCGGCAATATTTCCAGAGAAGTTAGCCGAAGACCATATCTTATCGTGGTCTAAGGAAGGAGACATTGTTTTTGACCCTTTTATGGGTAGTGGAACAACGGCCAAGATGGCTGCTTTAAATAATCGCAAATACATAGGCACTGAGATTAGTAAAGAGTATTGTGAAATTGCAAATAAACGCCTGAGCAGTTACATAAAAATCTAAATAAAATATCAAATTTAAACAGAGAAAGGTAAGTGAATTTGGGGGAGAATTATTTTAGAGTATTGTGGAACGGGACAAGGGTTAATCTTAAGTTCCCGACTAAAAAGAAGGCAATTGCGTACATAAACAAACGAAGAGCGTTCAATTGTGAGATCCAAGAGCGCACATATGATCACAAGCTGGTGAATAGTTGGATTATCCATACATACTGAACGGAGGGAAGAAACATTAGCAATCCTTATAGATTCATAGTATATCACTTAGATTTGATCGAAGATCGCCTTGATAATTTACATACATATTTAGAAGATACAATTTCTGATGAAGCCTGGAAACGTGTAGACAATGATTTGATTTTTTCTCTTATGAAAATCAAAGAAATAAAAAATGAAATTTGGTGAATTCTTATTTACTTAAACAAATTAAAAGGATATAATTAAAACATAATTTTAGAGGTTGAATAATGAACTACATATGTGATATCTGCAAAGGATACACCGCACAACCATTATGTGTAAGGATATCCGAAGAAAAAGTTAGAACAACAGAAGACAGAATTGAAATTAACTGCTGTAAAAAGTGTGGTAATGAATTATTCTCAAGGGTTAGTAACGAATGTAAGGGGATGAGTATTAAGAAAACATTAAATCATATAGGTCTTAATTATCCTCATAAAACTAATTAAAAGGATAATTTGTAATAGATCGTGGGGGGTATTCCTCTTGTAATTTCCCAGGCAAGCGCATATAACGACAAATCCAAACAAAGTTTTGAATGAAATTCAAATTTTATCGTGAAAGGAGTAACTGAAATGAAGGATAAATTAACATCAGCAGTTCACTTTATTGAGGTCAATCGAGATGAAATGGGTGACAAGGAATCACTGAACATGCTTCTAAAAGCATTAAAGAAAATTATCAATGAGGGAAGATAAATGAAGTTTCATATTCTTGAAGACAAACAAATGAGGGATATTGGTTTTACGGATCACGTAAAAACAAAGTGGTACTTCATAAAATCAATTCAACCTAACATCACATTTAATTTAACGATACATAAAAAGAGTCTCAAGGGTGAAATTGACGTATTAGATGAAAGATACTTACAGTCATATGATTATCAATACTATATGAAAGCTTGCACTAGAGAGGAACTTGAATTCCCATACGTTACTAATGATAAAGTGCAAGAAATTATGGCTAATTTTATTGAACAAGGAATCATAACAGAATATGAAATGGGGAGCTACATTTAAGGAGGTGAATAAGTGGGAAGACATCAAGCTAAGTTTGTAGGCAAGGTAATCAATAAATCATATGGATTAGATGTACTCGGTCGTTTTTCTGAAAAGGAAAAAGTAGAGTACAACTGTTTCTTCGAAGGAATCATTGACTTAGATCCAATTGAAGTTGGGGGCAAAGTATACATCCCTGGTTTTAATGAATATGTAGTTGTTACTGATAGGCAGCGGAACACCAATTATGAATGGACGTATCAGACTGATAAGATCATTAAAACAATTGAAGACAAAGAAAGCTTTGAAAAAGCCATTCAAGAGCAAACGAAACTTGAAGAAGAATGGCAGCAACATGTCAGACAAGAGAATCAATGTGTTAAAGAACAAAATGACAATCGCAAAACTTCCTGGTGGAAGAGACTAATTACTAAAAATTAAAGGAGAGATTTTTATTGAATAAGGATACAAAGGATATTTGGAGCGGTTTCTTTATTGGGTCAGGTTCGTTAATTGTAGTTGGATTACTTATTTTTGTTGAAGCGTTGACTATGTCACTAATTGTTTATTACGGATTGAATCACGTGTTAAATCCTTTGCTTATTGATACATACAACATTCAAAATGTCCATGTCACTTTACCTCATGCATTTGTTATTGGTGTTTTACTCAACGTATTTGTCAAAGGTGTAAAACGGTCAGATCAGGAAAAAGATGAGAACATTTTCAAGAAAGCCGGTAAGTCTTTACTTCATTCAGCTTTCGCATTGATTGTTCTGTATGTTAGCACACTGTTTATTTAACGAAGGAGGCATTCAAGATGAGTGATGTCAATGCTGCAAAAATTATTTTCAAAAAGAAATCAACTGGTGAAACAATCGGCGAAATGAAAGTGACAACTTTACCTGCTGAATACATTTTGCGAAACGACAGTGGATCTAAATAAAAGTTTTATTTTAATTAGAGTAGGAGGAAGACAAAATGGCTTATGATGCAAACAGTGGCAAATTAATTAATCCAAAGGTTAGTGATGTTATCAATGTTTTACAAGAGCAGCTTGAGTTTTATGGTGATACTCCTTTTAGATGCACCATTAATGGAGAAAATACTGAAAATGAGATCCAAGTAGAGTTCTTTCAAAATGTTTTAGAGTTTCACTTAGAGGAATCTTAAAAAGGGAGGGAATGTGATTGTAGATGGTAAAGAGATTAAAAGATTTACAAAAATAAATTAAAGGAGTTAGAAGATATGAAATTCTTTGAGGTGTGTGACCCATACTACGCATTAATTAAAGCAAATACAAAAGAAAGGGCATTGAAGCTGTACACAGAAGCAGTTGTAGATGATGATGGACACTTAAGTGATGAGATCAAAGAAGTAGGCATGCTATATGCTGCAGTTAAACACAGTCGTACAGTAACAGAAGATCAAGAGCTATCTCCAATTTCGGATGTTCTCGAAGAGCTTCAAAGTGATGAAGAAAGAGTTTTGATCATGGACGGAGCTATACTTTAAAAGATAAAAATAAATTCAAAGGATGATGATAATGGATAAAAAATATGGACTTTATTGTCTGGGATCACTTGTTAACACTTATGATGATGCTATCGAGGCTCATAATGACGCTGTGTTTGCTCAAGAAGAAAGTGGAGTACCACATGAAGTAAAAGAAATTAAAGAAACAACGAATTTAAACCATTTTAAATTTAAACTCTCTGAAAAAATACAATCAAAATCTGACGCCGACTTCAGTAGAGTTGTGTTCGAGGCAAAAAGAAGGGGTAACGCTGACTTGTATGATGTGACTAATAACATGTATGACGAAGCTTTTATTTATACAAAGTCTAACGTTGACGAGTATATCAAGAATGGTGATTGGATTTTAATCTAAATAAATTAAAAGGATGATGGATATGACGGAAAAATGGGTAGTCGTAGTTAAACTTGATGGAGAAACAGCTAAGGGAGAAGTATACAACAATTTTGTTACAGGAGAAGATGTCACATTTACTGATTTAGAAGCTGCAGAAAAATTTGCTGCGAAGATTGAAGGAGAAGGGAGAAGAATGCAAGCAACAGTTGAGCCATTGGATAATCATGTGAACACTAAAAGAGTGTTCGATTACAGCTTTGTAGCTACATTAGAAGCAAATAGAGCATCCCAAAATTAAATAAAATCATAGTTTTAAACAAATTAAAAGTATTAATATAAACAACGGAAAATGAGGAGGATGAATGATGGGGGCAGCTAAGAAACTATATGTAAAAAAAGATCATCTTGTAAGCATTGAACAAGCAAAAAACAACACAGTTATACATACTGAAGGGGTTTCCGTTTCCGTAAGAAGGGGAGAGTATATTGCCACAAATCCGTATGGTGAACAATATGTAGTACCTGAAAGCTACAGAAACAAATATGTCGAAGTCAATCAGTTCAAGGATGCTTCGTTTTATGAATCAATGGCAAAAGGCTATCATGAAATGGCCGCAATTAATTTAGAAGAAGCAAATGCCGGAGTTGCTGCAGACAATCAAGCTGAGGAAATCACTGAGAAATTTGTTTCAGGAAGTATGAATGAATAATGCTTGTTACATATGAAAGCATGACAGGTAATGTAAGAAGATTTATTAAAAAGCTAGAGAAACAAACACAAATTAAAACGAAGGAGATCACTGAGGATTTAAGGGTTAATGAGCCATTCATACATATTACATACACAATTAAATTCGGGCAAATTCCTGAAAAGACTCACAAGTTCATACATAAAAATAAAGAATTATTGTTGGGTGTTTGTTCAAGTGGGAATCGAAATTGGGGGAACTATTTTGCTGCGGCAGCAGATAAAATCTCACAGCAATATAATGTCCCAGTTATCCTTAAGTTTGAATTAAGTGGATCAGATTCCGACTTGGACAAGTTAATACAGGAGGTTAAGTTTATTGACAGTAATCAATCAAGTACCAAAGTGGGTTCAGTTAAACAATGAGATTATGCTTCAAAAAGGCGGAAAGTTTCAATTTGAAAAGGATAAGGAAGCCGTACATAGTTACTTTGTAGATTACGTTAATCAAAACACTGTCTTCTTTCACGATCTTAAAGAAAAGCTTGATTATCTTTTGGAAAATGACTATTACGAAGAACAATTTTTGAGTCTATACACCTTTGAGCAGATCAAAGAAGTGTTCAAATTAGCGTATAGCTTTAAATTCAGATTCCCTTCATTCATGAGTGCATTCAAGTTTTACAATGACTATGCCTTGAAGACAAACGATAAAACTAAAATTCTTGAGCGTTATGAAGATCGAGTGAGCATTGTTGCTTTGTATCTAGGGAATGGAGATTTTGAAAAAGCTAAAGAATATACATCACTTATGATGAAACAGGAATATCAACCATCAACACCTACATTTCTTAACGCTGGGCGTAAAAGAAGAGGCGAGATGGTCAGTTGTTTCTTACTTGAAGTCAACGATTCATTGAATGATATTTCAAGAGCTATAGATATCTCAATGCAGCTTTCTAAACTCGGAGGCGGAGTCGCGCTTAATTTAAGCAAGATTAGAGCAAAGGGAGAACCAATTAAAGACGTCGAAAATGCCACTAAAGGCGTTGTAGGTGTAATGAAGTTGCTTGACAACGCGTTCCGCTATGCAGATCAAATGGGTTAATTTGGCCCCTTTCGTCAGTAATGGCGATCGAAAACCTCTTTAATTGCTGGGAACTCCTTATAGGACAATCAGCAGCGAAGCCTCTTTCGAGGAACGTTCAACGACTAGGCAAAAGCCGTAGGCTACAAGCGATTGGTAGTCGAAACTGGAGGCATCCCAATGGGATGAAGATATAGTCTAATCTTCGTGGTAACATGGAGCGGCCGAAAGGCGGGGCGTGTGTAGCGAACACGTCCGAATAGTCTGCAAAGACAAGGATCAGGAGCTGCTTATCTTAATGTTTTTCATCCAGACATTAATGACTTCCTTGATACCAAAAAAATTTCAGCAGATGAGGATGTCAGGGCAAAAACATTATCAATTGGTGTAGTTATCCCAGATAAATTTATTGAGCTTGCTAGGGAAGATAAGGACTTCTATATGTTCTATCCTTATTCAGTTTATAAGGCATACGGGCAACATTTAGACGAAATGAATATTGCAAAAATGTATGATGAACTGGTCGAAAACCCAAATGTCAGGAAGAAAAAAGCGAATGCTCGTAAACTATTAGAAAAGCTTGCAATCTTACGATCAGAATCGGGTTATCCTTACCTGATGTTTGCCGACAATGTAAACCGATTCCACGCTAATAGTCATATTTCGATGGTTAAATTTTCCAACCTTTGTAGCGAGGTTCTACAATCCTCCAAAGTATCAACGTATACAGACTATGGCGAAGAGGACGAAATTGGCTTGGACATTTCATGTAATCTAGGCTCGATTAATATCTTCAACGTAATGAAGAATGGGTCAATTAAGAATTCAGTTAAATTAGCTATTGATGCGTTGACTCATGTATCGAATAAAACCAATATTACAAATGCTCCAGCAGTTGCTAAGGCAAATAAGCTTATGAGATCTGTTGGACTCGGCGCAATGAATCTGCATGGGTTTTTAGCTCAAAATGGTATTGCTTACGAAAGTGAGGAAGCAAGGGATTTTGCCAACACTTTCTTTATGATGATGAACTATTATTCCCTTGAGCGTTCAATGGAAATCGCCAAAGAAACCGGGGAAACATATTACCAGTTTGAAGGCTCTACATACAAATCAGGTGAGTATTTCAAGAAATACCAAGAACAAAGCTTTAGTCCAAAGTTTGAAAAGGTAAAAAAACTGTTTGGGCAACAGCATATTCCAACAATTGAAGATTGGAAGCAGCTTAAACAAGCTGTGATGAAGTATGGCTTATATCATTCTTATAGACAAGCAATAGCTCCTACAGGAAGCATCTCATATGTTCAATCTTCAACAGCGGGTGTCATGCCGATTATGGAGCGTATTGAGGAACGGACATACGGAAACTCCAAGACGTATTATCCGATGCCGGGGCTAAGTGCGAAGAATTGGTTCTTCTACAAGGAAGCGTACGACATGGATATGTTTAAAGTCGTCGATATGATCGCGACAATTCAGCAGCACGTCGATCAAGGCATCTCATTTACGCTGTTCCTGAAGGATACGATGACGACACGCGATCTAAACCGAATTGACCTATACGCA